GGGTGTCGTTTCATAGACTCTACACTCCCTATGCCCGTCTTCAGTTAGATTACGATGTAAGAGTTGACATCTCGCAGAATAAAAACGAGTGGGCAGATTTGCCGTTTGAGAACTACGATGTAGTAGTATTTAATCGTTGGCTTGGACATTTGCAGTACAACATCCTACCGATACTTGCCAAAAAGAAAGTGCCGTTTATTTGTGACAACGATGACTATTGGGTATTGCCACGTCACAACCCAGCGTACAAGTTCTATCGTGCCTATCTCAAAAATGGAGTCAAGGATGCAATAGCGTACTCTGATGCCATCACTTGCACTACGCCACAACTTGCGGAAAAGATACGAGAGTTTAACCCTAACGTCTATATCTTACCAAATGCGGTAGATACAATTCAACGCCAATGGAATGCAGAAACGATACATCCTAAGACTATTGGGTGGGTAGGTGGTATTTCACACGTTGAAGACTTAAAGTTGCTCAGCGGTCAAATAAAGCCTATTTGCGAGGAGTATGGCTACCGATTCCTAATGTGCGGTTACCACGATAACTCAAAGATGTGGGTTGAAATGGAAAGAGCCATTACAGGAGAGTACCCTCACAACCGACCTAAGTGGTTCGACGTTCGAGAAGGCACACGAGCGGACATCTACGGCACTTACTACTCAGAGATTGACATTGTACTTGCACCGCTAAAAGATGACAAGTTTAACCGCTATAAATCAGAGTTAAAGATTGTAGAGGCAGCAGCGTATAAACTACCGATTTTGGTGAGCAAAGTAGAACCCTATACAAATCATAGTGATAATTTAGGGGTGTTTTTTGTCACCAATAATGATTGGATGACACCGCTACGGCAGTTAATAGAGAGCGAAAAGGCTAAAGATGTAGGCTTAATCAATCACGCCTACTGCGATGTGCATCACAATATGGCAGCAATCAACCACACTCGTATGGAAGTGTTATTAAGTGTCGTAAATTCACAAAAATGATAGTTAAAGTGTGATGCAAATTAACTACGAAAGACCATCGCTTACATCATATCAGAAGGCAATCTTAGATAGCCCTGCACGTTATACTATTACCGCAGCATCCACAAAGACGGGTAAAACGGCATCACACATCATTTGGCTATTTGAACAAGCACTACTTTTAAAGCCCAACCAAGCAGTATGGTGGGTAGCACCGGTATACCAACAAGCAGAGATTGCATTTAGAAGGATGAAGAACCAGGTCAACATCCCTAACTTTTTTCACACTAACGAGAGTAAATTGGTACTGACAACTCCAATAGGCTCACGCATAGAATTTAAGAGCGCAGAGAAGCCCGACAACCTTTATGGAGATGACGTATACGCTGCGGTATTTGACGAGGCAAGTAGAGCAAGAGAAGAGTCTTGGTATGCACTACGTTCTACGCTAACCGCTACACAAGGCAAGTGTAAACTAATCGGTAACGTCAAGGGTAAAAAGAATTGGTTTTACAAAATAGGGGAGAGGGCTAAGAGTGGTGACCCAAATATGGAATACTTTAAAATCACGGCTTACGATGCAGTCAAGGAAGGCATACTACAAGCAGAGGAAGTAGAACAAGCCAAACGAGATTTACCGACCCACGTTTTTAACGAGTTGTATCTTGCAGAACCGGCAGATGACAATAGCAACCCTTTCGGGTACGAAAATATAGAAGCGTGTATAATTCCTACCCAATCGGGTATACCAGTGGCGTATGGCATTGACCTTGCAAAGTATACGGATTGGACTGTCATCATAGGACTAAACGAAAAAGGTGAGGTCTGCCACTTTGACCGATTCCAAAAAGATTGGTCGCAAACATTGACAACAATTGCGACAACAATAGGCAATACACCTGCGTATGTGGATAGCACCGGCTTAGGAGACCCAATAGTTGAACAACTACAAAGAAATCATCCTCGTGTTCACGGGTTTAAATTTACTCAGCACACTAAACAACAATTGATAGAATCATTAGTAGTGGCAGTTCAACAAAATGAAATTAAGTTTCCAGATAACACCATTGCAGATGAGATGAGAAATTTTGAATTTGAGTATACTCGTACCGGTGTTAAATATACTGCACCACAAGGTTTACACGATGACTGCGTAGTTAGTTTAGCACTTTCTTGGCAATGCAAAATGAAGAATAAAAAAGGGGTATTTTTTTACGCTTAATTTGTTTTATAGATAGATAGAGTGTATAATTGTAGTATGAAACCTATACATAATTTTGAAGACTATTTGATTGATGAAAATGGGCAAGTATTTTCTACCAAGTATGGTAAAGTTAGATTGCTTAAACAGAATGACCATAAAAAAGGTTACAAAGTTGTTCGTATAAGTATGAACAACAAAAAGAAAACATTCAAAGTGCATAGGCTTGTAGCGATGGCTTATTTGCCAAATCCAGAAAATAAAGAGCAAGTAAACCATATAGATGGGGATAAAACTAATAACCACATCAGCAATTTAGAATGGACTACACAATCTGAAAATCAGATACACGCACATAAATTGGGTTTGATGAATGATAAAATTCAAAAGACAATAGATATGTTTTCTATTAAGGTAGTAGATAAAACCAACGGCAAAATATATTCTTCTCTTAAATCTGCGTGTATTGAGAATAATTTAAAATATAAATCAGAATTTGCCCGAATGAAATACTATAACACAAGTAGATTTAAACAACTTTATTATGCCTAAGACTATTATAGAATTTAACGAAGAAGAACAACACGAGGCTACTATTGCCTTAAATGGTTGGCGTTATCACCACGTCATTTGGGAACTACAACAATATCTCAGAGGCGAAATGAAACACGGAGATTTAACAGATGAGCAGTATCAGAGTTATGAAAAAATCCGAAGTAAGTTGTATGATTTGATAGACGAAAATAAAGCACATTTAGAATGAATTGGAAAGATATAACCATTGACAAAATACAACGCATTGAGGCGGTAGATGAAACTAACGAGGTGCTAAAGACGGCTCGTATAATCTCAATCCTAAAAGACATACCCTTTGAGCAGGTTCTTGCAATGTCGCTCAATGAGTTTAGAGCGATAGATTTGACATTTTTAAACGAGATGCCTAAGAGCAAACTCACGTTCAAATTTAAGCACAACGGCAGAAGGTTTCGATTGATTAAGTCAGCACGAGAGATGTCAGCGCATCACTTTATAGAATTGCAAGAGTTAGCATCTAAAGACAAAATACAAGCGTTGCACGAGATAATTGGGTGCTTATCGTATAGGGTAAATATTTTTGGGCGCAAAATAGAAGACGATTACACTTGGAAGGTAGAGAACTTCAAGACCTTACCAGTTACCAACTTTTATAACTATGCGCTTTTTTTTTCGGCACTTTATCCGAAATTATTAGACGCTACCCTAACCTATTTGAAGGAGGAGACGGAGAAAGCAAAGGCGATGTATTCGGATGGCTCAGCCTCATCGACCGATTAGCAGGTGGCAGACGGCAAGAGTGGGACACAATCTTAAAGATGCCTATCGTAGAATTTCTAAACACGTTAGCCTTTCACAACACGATAACCAAGCAACGAATGAAACGCTTAGAGGGTGCTGCTGCAAAAGGTTTTGAGAGTTATGTCTGCGCTGCTCTGAATGAGATGCTCTAAAAAAGGTCAATATCGTAATTTTATTAATTATAAGAAATGGCACTAACTGCATCACATCAAGTCAGCGGCACATACCAACCAAGCAATAACGATAATATTTGGGTTGTAACTGAATCAAGCACCGGTATTACGGGCAACTTTAATTTTAAATTCCTTTGCGACGTTAAGAATCTGAGCGGTACTTTACTTTCACGCTTAAAAGTTCCCATCCACTACGATAGCACCTCACGAGGAGTGTTCAATATCTCCAAGGTTTTGTCTTCCTACACGACTTACGATTGGGACTATGACGATACCGCAGCAAGTGGTTGCCCAAATAGCGTACAAGCCTACACCTTAGCATTTGGCTATGAGTATAGCACAGGAGCAACTTCTGATATAGAGGTATCTACGGGAGTGACTACCGCAACGGGTAACAAAGTTTGGAACGCTGCCCTACATCCGTTGGACTTTTTGACGTATTCACAAAGTGAGTACCTAATGGCTTCGGGTTCTACTGCTAATTTCTTGACAAGTTTAACATCTAAACGTATACACAATGACCAAAAAGATTGGCTCTACGCTCTTCACAATTCTAATATTTCTACTTTGGATATTGCTTTTAGCGGTGGTGGTACTGCACAAGTTAGTGGCACATCTAATGACGTTACTCGTTTCCCAATTGGGGCGAATATACCAGGCGGTATACCAAGCGGCACAACGTCTTACACCATAACCCCAAAGGCAAGTGGAGGTAATACCATTGGCTCAGTCTTTACGATTAATATAGATGACCGTTGCAGTAAGTATAATTCAGTTGACCTTTTCTTTTTAAACAAATACGGAGCGGTAGAATCGTTTAGATTTGATAGGGTGAGGCGTGACAATTTTACCTCTGTTAAAAACACGTACCGAAAAAATCCGTACACACTCAACAATAGCACCGGTACATACACCTACGACCGCTTAGAGCATAGCAAGAGCGACTACTATAACGAGATGACTCAACGAACTACCCTAAACTCTAACTTCATTACTGAGGCGCAGGCGGTATGGTTAAAGCAATTGATAAACTCACCTCGTGTATGGATGTATGACACCGAACTAATACCTATTAACATAATCACAAGCGACTACGAGCAGAAGTACCACATCAATGACAAGGTATTTAATTTGACTTTAGAAGTTGAGCATTCATTTATAGACAAGGCACAAGTGCTATGATAGAGTTATTAGTAAACGGCAACCGAGTAGATTTAGGAGAGGGCGTAGATATAGCCTTAAACAAAAGCATAGCAGATATACGCAACCCCGAAACTCGTAGTTCTGACTTTTCAAAAACGATAACTATACCAGGCACATCTCAGAATAACAAAGTATTTAACCATATTTTTGATGTTGCCAATGACATAATAGGAAGCGGTCAGTATAACCCCGACTTTAACCCTAACAAAAAAGCCGATTGTATTTTATTAGTTGACGGGATGCCACAGATAAGTGGTTTCATTCGTTTGACCGAAATAATCGCTAATAATGACCGATATGAGTACAACTGTACTATACACGGAGAAGGGGCTAATCTATTTACCGACCTTGAGAACGCCAAACTAAACGAGTTAGATTTTAGCGAGTATAACCATACTTGCAATATTATTAATATAAAGGATTCTTGGGATAACCAAATCTACATAGACGGCAGCCCTCAATCATTTGAGTATGGCAGAGGTTACGTTTGGACTCAAGTACTACCTAAGAGAACCATTCTAAACACGGACATAAACGAATGGAAAGCAGACGACCATACACCTGCACTCTACGCCAAAACTATCGTAGACAAGATTTTTGCGACTAAGGGGTATAAGTATACTGCTGACTCGTTTTTTACGTCTGACCGATTTAAGAGATTAATAGTACCTTTTGCAAATAATGGACTATCAGACGAAGCAAGTGCAGTTACTGAGCGACTATTTCAAGCAGAAAGCACCGGTACTACTTTTACAAGTGGCACTACTGACTACACGATACCTTTTGGTAACGACTCCGCAAGTGGTAACTTTGACAATGGAGGTAACTACGATACTTCTACCTATGAATTTACCGTTCCAGTAGCGGCAAAATATACCTTTTACTTTGTACCAAATATTACTTTTACCGCAGCAGCACCATTACCTGCAAGTGTAGCACCTTACTTAATAGTTAATTTTAGAGTTAACGGAATTGACAAGGGCATAAACTTTGTAGGGGCAAATGCCACAAACGATACAAATTGGACATTTACAAACACCGCAAGTTATACCGCAGACTTTCAACAAGGCGATGTAATAAAAGTAGTAGCCGGTACAGTTGAATATGTAGATAGTAACGGCATAACCGATTCTATTGCATATGGCTCTATGGCAATCGCTGCCAATACCTATTTCTTTAATGGTAGCCAAGCCAACACAATCAAATACAATGAAACGGTAGATTTTGGGTTTTTCTTTGGTGACAAAAACACTCAGCGTGACTTTATGCTCTCGTTAGTGCGGTTGTTTAACCTTTACGTTGAGCAGACCGATGCAAAGACACTACGATTTGTAACTCGTGATGACTTTTATAATGGCGTTAAAAAGGATTGGTCACAACTTTTAGACTACGACCAACCGCACGAGATTGTGCCTATGGGAGAGTTGCAGAACAACCCTTATGTATTTACCTATAAGGAAGGCACAGATTACGGCAGTAAAGACCATAAACAAAAGACCGGTAGAATATACGGAGATAGAACTCTGCGCATAGATAACGACTTTGTAAAGAGTGAGAAAAAGATAGAGGTAGCATTTGCGTCTACTACGATGTACAATAAAAATAACAAGTTTTTTGCACTTGCCTCTGATGATGACGGAAAGCACACCGATGACTTGCGGATATTGTACTATAATGGACTGCGACAAGTGCCTACCTATTTCTTCTATGATGAAACGAAGCCAAGCAATCCAAATGTAGAGTTTTACCCCGTTACTACGCATATGGATAATCCCTATGATATGCAGTTTGACTTGTCTTTTGGGATGCCACCTTACACCGTTTTGCCTTTAGGGTTTAATTATTCAAATCAGAACCTGGTTAACGTATACTACTACAAGACCATCGCTGAGATAATAGATAAAAATAGTAAGATATTTAGGGGTTATTTCCGCATTACACCTAACGAATTTGCAAACATAAGGTTTAACTCGCTTTACTTTTTTGAGGGGCAGTATTGGCGTTTAAACAAAGTTATAGATTTTAACCCTACACAAGAGGGATTAACTGAATGTGAGTTTCTTTTAGCAAGTTATTACCCACCAAGTAAGCCCAACAAGAAAGCAATAGGCGTAGGAGGTAGTGACACAGACAATCCAGTAAATCCCGACTTCTATACATTAGACGGAGAGCCACAAATTAAGTGGGGCAAAAATCACGGAGGTGGTTTAGATAGTGGTGACAACTTTGGCTCTGGTGATGATGCCGTAATGATGGGAACGGGTAACACAAACTACGGAAAGTATAACGCAGTATTTGCCGGTGAGAATGTATTTGTAGGTCAATTTGACAACGTAACGGCAATACATTGTAGTGACTTTGAGATACCCGAAGGCGATAGAGTTTATGTTGAGAACTACCCAGTAGTAGGTGCGTGGTTAGGTAGTGGCAAGGTTGTCAACATAACAAATGCAGATTCACCATATAGTGCAGTATACGATGATTGGCTTATTGTGGCTGATACTAATACGGCAAGTGTTACGGTTACTTTACCGACACCTACGGCAGCGAATAAAGGTAAGATGTTCGTGGTAAAGAAAACGTCAGCGTCTCACGGACTAACAGTAAACGCAGGAGACGGAAGCGTACTCATAGATGACTCAACAACGTATACGAACAATTCAAACAATGGATTTGTGCAAGTCGCAAGTGACGGCACTCAATATTGGATAATAAGCGAAAAACCATAATGGCAATAGTAGAAGCAATTAACATACCCATAGGGGTAACGGGTCAAGAGACCGTACAACAAGCAGCAAACTCATACGAGGACTTAGGAGATGCCGTTGCAAAAACCCAACTCGAAGCGGAGAGGTTAGCGCAGCAGTTTGGTATAAACGACCAACGCACACAAGAGGCTATTAAGGTAGCGGGTAGATATAAGCAAGAAATGGAGGAGTTAGACTTTGCCATTGATGGGGCAAGGGGTGGAATGGACACATTGTTTAGAGCAACGCAAGGAGTAGTAGCGGGTTTTGAGGTTGCAGTAGGTGCTGCTGCTTTGTTTGGTAGTGAGAGTGAGCAACTCGAAAAGGTACTTATGAAAGTACAAGGTGCAATGGTTTTATCTCAAGGATTAAAAGACCTTAAAGAGTTTGCACCCGCTATGCGACAAGCCACAACGGCTACATTAAATTGGGTTAAGTCATTGCGATTAGCAAGGGTTGCTCTTGCCGGTCTTGGTATTGGGGCTATTATTATTGCATTCCAAGCGTTTAAAGACCAACTCGGAGGCATTATACAATTCTTTAAGGACTTATCAGATGCTGCTGGTTTAACCAACTTTGCTCAAGAAAAACTAATTAAAACACAAGAGGGTGTAGTTGCAAGTTTAGAGCGTGAGTTGTCAGTAATGGAAGCCAAAGGAGAAAGCGAAGATAAACTATTTGCAAAGCGTTTAGAAATAGCAAAGGCAGAGGAGGTTTTAGCACAACAAAGACTTGCACTTTTAAAAGAGGGAGAAGATGGCTATGAGGATGCAGTCAGCGCAGTAGCAGATGCCTCTAATCAAATTATAATAGTACAAGAAACCGAAAATAAGCGTTTACGAGATTTAGAAGCAGAACGCTTAAAAGAGGCAAAAGAAAAAGAGCAAGAGCGTTTAGATTTCCTAAAAGACAAAGCAAAGTCATACGCAGATGAGGCAGATACTTTCTTAAATCAAACGCAGCGCAAAAGGTTAAAAGATTTAAAAGGTTGGTATGAACAAGAGTTAGCCTTAGTCATAGGCAACGTAGAAGCAGAGGGTAATTTATTTGACTTATACTACAAAAAGAAAAATCAACTCGCGGAAGATTTTGCAAACGAAAATAGAGAGCGTTTAGAGGGAGAACTAAATGACGCAGTATCTTTCTTTAAATTAGGAGGTCAGTTAGCGGAAACATTTGCAGGAGAAGATGAAGATAGAGCGAAAAAAGCCTTTAACATCAACAAAGGAATAAGCACGGCAGAGGCAATAGTAAACACCTATACTGGTGCGACTGCTGCACTTGCCACTAAAACGGAATTATACCCTTACGAAAGATTTGTAAGGGCTGCATTAGTAATTAGTACCGGCTTAGCACAAGTTGCACAAATAAGCAAAACAAAATACAATAGTGGTGTCGGTTCGGCAAATGCTACAACGGCAACGGCAGCAGTTCCAAGATTCCAAGCACCTACTACACGCCTACCTCAGACGGATGAATTTACCCAAGTGCGCAGAGTGTACGTCACCGAGCGTGACATCACCAACGTACAAGACAAAGTAAAGGTTACTGAAAGTCTGAGCCAATTCTAAAAAATAATTACTTATAAATAGATGGAGTTACCCGTTTACAAACTTGTGATTAATCCCGAAGACGAAACGGGCGTAGATTTTGTGTCATTGGTGACATCACCGGCTATTGAGCGTGACTTTGTCTATTTTAACGAGGAGAAATTTGTCGAACCTCGTGTAGGTGAAAGCGAAGATGACTTTATCGGTCGATGTGTAAGCAAGGTAATGAGTGAAGGTAAAGACCAAGACCAGGCACTTGCTATCTGTTATAATTATTGGGAAGGTCAAAGTCAAAAGTTTTTTGATGACTACCCTAAAGCAGCATCTCAAAATGCACAACGTGGTATTAATCTAAATGAGAAGGTCGGTAATGACTGCGCTACCTTAGTAGGTAAAAATCGTGCAAGGCAGTTAGTAGCAAGAGAAAATCTATCATTAGAAACAATCAAACGCACTTACTCATATTTGTCAAGAGCAAAGGAATACTATAACCCAAGCAATACCGAAGCGTGTGGTACTATTAGTTATTTGTTGTGGGGTGGTGAAGAAATGCTTAGATATGCAGAGCGTAAACTTGAACAGTTAGAACTAAACAAAGCCAAGAAGTTTGGCGGTAAGTTTGAAATTCAGAACGAAGAGAAGCGCATCATCTTTGGGATGGCAATGGAAGCCGACAAAAAGATATACCGCTACGATGAGGCAAGGGGTGAGTATTACGTTTATTTCGATAAGCAAACCATCTTTGAGATTGCAAAGAAGTGGGCAATAGGTGACAAGTACGATAGTGTAAACACCCACCACGACAAGCAGACCAAAGGATTGAGTTTATTTGAGAGTTACATTGTAGATAGGGAAATGGGCAAGATGCCACCAAAGGGCTACGAAGAGGTAGCAGATGGCAGTTGGTTTTTATCGTACATAGTAAATGACGATGACATTTGGGCAAAGGTTAAAAGCGGTGAGTTTAAAGGCTTCTCAGTTGAAGGATATTTTGACTTTGAAACTGCTGACGAAGATAGAGAGTTGAATGCTCTTATGAATGCGTTACAAAAAGCGGTTGCCAAGTGGAATGGCAAAAACTGAGCCAATAATAGAAAAACACTAATTATATATAAAATGAACTCAAAAGAAGTATTAAAAGAAATCCGCACTTTACTTGGCTTTTCGGAAGACAAGAAAGAGGTCGAGATGGCTACTGCTACATTAGTAGATGGCACTATCGTAGAATGGGAGGGAGAACTCGCAGTAGGTACTGCAATCTTCGTTCAAACTGGTGAAGGTCTTATCCCAGCACCTGATGCCGTTCACGAAGTAGAAGGCGGTTTATTAGTAACTACCGAAGGCGGTGTTGTTACTGAAATCGTAGAACCTACCGAAGAAGTAGTAGAAGAAGAGGTTGCTTTGGAAGAGGTAGCCGTAGAAGTTCCCGAAGAAGTAAGCGCAGTAGTAGCGGCTGAGGTATTAGAGGCAATCGCTGAGGCTATCGCACCGGTACTTGAAGAGGTAGAACTTATGAAGGAAGAATTAAAGAAAATGAAGAAGGGATTTTCTAAGACTGTTGACCTTGTAGAAAAGGTAGCAAACTTACCCTCTGACGAACCAATTAAAGCACCTGCAAAACTTTCAAAGAAAGAAGAGCAGTTTGCAAACATCATCAAAATCGCACAACAACTAAAAAACAAATAAAATGGCATTCAACGTAACTGGATTAACCAACTACACTAACGAGCAAAGCACTGAGTTAGTAATCAAATCCCTTTTTGGGTCTAAAACTGCGGCAGTATTACAAGCAGCCGGTCAAGTACAAGTAGGTGTAAAAAGCGCAGAGGCTTTGAACATCCTATCTTCTGACGTATTCTTTCAAGCAGACGGATGCG